GTTGGGTGGGCAAGTCCCAAAGCTTGGTTTTTGGCATTTTCAGCCGTTTAAAAGTTTGTGCCGCCTTTACCCATATTTTGATTTTGGGGGTAAGGAGGCACTTTTTATGACAATTCAGGAAGTTTGTAAGGCGAAACGTAACGCTTTGGGTATGACCATTCAGGACATAGCTGAAGCATCGGGGATTCCGCCGTCTACCGTCAACAATTTCTTTACCCATGCTTCCAAGGCCCCCTATATCTCCACGGTTGGGCCAATATGCGCCGTCCTTGGCGTGTCGCTGGATGAATTTTACGGCATCGGAGATCATCTGACGGCCAGTGAGGAAACGTTGCAAGCGGAAAAGGACGGACTAGAACACCGCCTTGAGAACAAACGGCAGACCATCGGCCTGATGGACACAGAACTGTGCAATCTTTGGCACTCCGTGAAGCTATACAGGTGGATCATACTCGGTTTGTCACTATTGATCATCGGGCTTTTTGCCTGGTGCGTTTGGGTTGACATCCATTGTGCCAACTATGGATTTTGGAGGGGATAACATGTGCCAAAAAATAGTGGTCACTCTACCAAATAATCTACGCATCCGTGTAGCACTGTACATCAGGGTATCGACCGAAGAACAGGCGAAGCACGGCCTGTCCCTGGCAGACCAGCGTGATGCCCTGATTGCATATGCCGCCGCACACGGCATGGAGGTGGTGGGTATTTACGAGGACGCCGGAATCAGCGCCAGAAAGCCGTATAAAAAGCGTCCGGCCTTGATGCGCCTGCTTGATGATTGCCGCGCCGGGAAAATCGACACCATCCTTTTTGTCAAGCTGGATAGGTGGTTTCGGAATGTGGCGGGGTACTACGCCGTGCAAGAGGTTCTCGACAAAAATCATGTGGATTGGCAGGCCATCAGAGAGGACTACGAAACGCGGACTGCATCAGGGCGATTGAAGGTCAATATTATGTTGTCGGTAGCGCAGGACGAAGCTGACCGCACATCGGAGCGCATTAAGGCCATCAACGAGGGCAAGAGGGCAAAGGGCCAGCCCACCAACGGGAAAACTCCCATCGGAATCTGCGTGAAGAACCGGCGCTACGCCATTGATGAAGAAACCGCAGACGCGGCGCGAGATATGTTCCCAGCCTTTATACGGCTGCAAAGCATCCTTGCACTAAGGCGGTATATGGCAACAGAGTGGGGGATCAAACGCTCGTACAACAAATACAAGGATGCGTTGAGAAGCCGCCTGTACTTAGGTGAGGCGTTCGGCGTGGAAAACGCATTGCCCGCACTCGTCGATCGAGAAACCTTCGACCTTGCTGGGAAAATCTTGGAACGGCGAAGCCAGCGGAACGCCAGTGCGGATCGAATATATTTGTTTACCGGAATTCTCCGTTGCCGGGAGTGCGGTAGAAATATGCAGCCGGAGACTGTAAAGCAGGTGTACAAGTACTACCGATGCAGAACGCACACACTTGACCCAGCCGACTGCCCGCACATCCTCAGAATCCGAGAAGATGTGCTTGAGGATTACCTTCTGCGGGAATTTGAGGGGATCGCAAAAAAGTATTACTCCAAATCAAAAACCGCAGAAAAAAAGCCGCCCAAAACGGCGGAGCAAATCAAGCGGAAAATGCAAAAACTGAAAGACCTGTATCTGTCGGATTTGATTGAAATCGAAGAATACAAAAAAGACTATACGGAATTGAAACAGCAGCTCGCGGCAATAAACCCGGAGCCTATAAAAGAATTTGACCTTGAAACATTACGGCGGGAATTGAAGGAATATCCTGATTTAGACCGGCAGGCAAAAAAGGAATTCTGGGTACGCACAATCCAGCGCATCGACGCAGACAATGACGGTGCGTTTTTTGTAACGCCAAGTTAGTCTTATTTTCATGTCGCAACGCTAACGTTAAAATATAACTAACCCCCCGGCATTTGCCGAGGGGTTAAGTTTAGCTTTCCAATTTCCGCATGACGCTATTGTAAACCCGCTCGTTTATCACCTGCAAGCTGTCCATCAGCTCGTCCATGACCTCCCACGCACGGGCTGGGTCAACGTTGGACACCGCCCGAAGGAAATCGCTGTCAGGCGCGGGAGCCGCAGAATACGCATCGATCATACGGCTTTCTCTCACCGGCTCTCGGTTCTGGTTTTGGATGGTATACAGCGCCGCCAGCTTTTCATAGTTTGCCCAGCTGGACTCCTCTGTTTCTAACCGCTTGATCCATAGCGCCACTTCTCGATCGTCAATCATTGGGGCCTACCCCCTTAATCCTCCATCATGTCCATTGCACGGCGCAGGGCGTCCTTGATGCGGTCATCGTCGGTCTCACGCATCATATCGTTGATCTGGCTACGCAGATGCTCGGTAGCGTCCGTGCGGCTGTAATGGCCACGGACATAATGTCTCCGGGCATAGGAGCTGCCACGGCTGTAACCGCGCAGATCATCGTCCAGATACCGCCCGGAATAGCCGCGCTCGTCCATTGCCTCGATCTTGTCGATGTTTTTGATGGTATCGGTCAGCTTGTGGGCAATGTCCAGATCCCCGGCACCCAGCTCGCCCTTGCGGGTGATTTCTTCCAGCTCCTTGCAGAGCATATCCCGCAGTTCATACATAGATTTCATTCCCATTGTGTTCTCCTTTCTCAGCAAACTCTGGTAATGATAAGGTTCGCGTTGCTCACGTCAATGGCCTCGCCACTAACGTTGCGGATGGACAGCGACGCGCAGCAGCCCTTTGTAACGTCAACGTACTCGGATGCAGCCACGTTAAAAAATGCCCCCGCAACCGTGGGTGTCACCGTCGCAACGGAGGACGGGAGCGGCTCACCGTCAACCGCAATGGCAACGGAGATGGGGCCGGGGGTCCCGCCGGTGCTTACGGCAATATTGCCGATAAAGTCCACCTTATAGCGGACGCGGCACTGGGAGCAGTTACCACGGAGGTTAAACAGGCCAGAGCCTGCGCGGTGCGTCACAAGGCCCTTAGTGCAGGGGATCGGTGCTTCCGTAAAAAGCACGTTCTGGTTTGCCGCTACGGTCTGTGCGGCAATGGCAGTGTATTCAGGCATAAAAATCTCCTTTCATAAAATCAGCGGCAGGGCTACTGCCCCGCCGCTTTGTCATCAGTATCGGCACGGGGCCGAACATTTTGTTGGCGTCAACAAAACATTGCCAACAAAAAGCTATGCTATGCAGTTGTCAGCAACCGCAACCGGCGAACTGGTTGCAGCAATAGGGGTTCTGCACCGTGTAGGCCGGAATGGGAGACGGCCGGAGCTGAGACACAAGATAGCTGTTCTGTGCCGCCTGAGATGCGGCCAGCTTCAAGCCCTGATTCTCGCTCTGGAGATCCTGCAGCTTGCTCTGGGTTAGGAAGTCCAAAATGGCGCGGCTGTTGCTGTTGGCATTGTCGATGATGTCCCGGGTGGCGTTCTGCACCGTGTTCCGGGTGTCGCAAGCCTGCGCCGCCATATCATAGCGCACGCCCTCGATGCTGCGCTGGGTGTTGCAGCAGCACTCAGCTGCCTGCATCTGCATGGCAGTCAACTGCTGCATGAGAGCCGCCTGCTGGTTACTGCGGGAAAGCTCAGCCTGCCCAAAGCCGTTTGCCATCGCCATGTTGGTGCCGTTGATAAGCTGCGCCTGCTGGTAAAATCCGTCGCAAAGACCCTGATTTACACTGTCGATCTTGCGCTCGACATTGGCAAAATCAGAGGTCAGGACATAACCGTCCATCACGCCGTTGCCGCCGCCACCGAAACCAAAGCCGTTACCCCAGCCACCGAACGCAGCGAAAATGAGGAACAGCACGATCCACCATGCGCCATCGCCGCCCCAGCCGAAGCCGTTACCGTTTCCGGTGTTGGCAGGAGCCACAGGCATAGTCAGCATGGTGCCGTCAGAGGAAAGAGACATAGTATCACTCCTTTTGAAAAAATATTTATATCAAACCGTGGCCACGATTTTGATTACTTGAAAAGCCCCTGAAATTGGTTTGCCATTGACTGTATCTTGTTTAACTGATCTTGTGAGATTTTGCCGCTTTGCAGCATCTTCTCCACTTCCGCTTTTGGGTCGCCTTTAAAACTTGCCTTGAACTGCTTGAACTGCTGTAAAAGCTGAGGAAAGCCGCTCATCGACCCCGGCATCTGTCCGCCACCTAACGCATTGAAAAACGGATTGTTACTCATCGTCCTCTTCCTCCTCTACCTTGCGCTTCTTCTTGCCCTTCAATTCGCCCACAAGCGCCGCTAGTGCGTCGAATTCTTTTCTGGTGACAAACTCCACGCCCTTTTCCTGCGTGGCTGTACGGGGCGTTTCTGTGCGTTCTACGAGGTCATAAATCGTGAGGGACGGTTTACCGCTGGCATCCGCCTTCTTGAGGTACACCGTAGGCGCGGAGCTGTCCCACAAAGCCACGGCGGCATTGGGAGCAATCATCCAGTTGCGGGCCTCCTGCTCACCGGCTACCCACTGGACGCCGCTCTGCGCCACCGGGTTTTGCGGGGCCTGCAGCATTTGAGGTTGCATCTGGGGCTGCTGCATTTGCCGCATCTGCATCAGATTGTCTTGCATTGGGGGCGGATAATACGGGTTCTGCCATCCGTAAGGTGTGTAAGCCATAATCAGTCCTCCTTAACCCAGTAATACAATACGTTTTCGTTGCTGCTGTCCCAGCTATCCCAGATTGTGCCATCTTGCACGCAAACCACATGGCCGGACAGAGCCAGAATATAAGTGCCTGCCGGATGATCTGTTGCAAACTGTCCAACCGTATAACAATCCGGGCAAGTATCCGGAACAATGTACCGTCTGTATCCATTGCTTCGCAAATACCGCCCCCAGCAAGCGTTTGCCGACGGCATATCGCCGTCCAGATACCCTTGGATGCAGAGCCTTAAATACACCTCGCCCCACTCCACCCCGGTTGCCTTAGAGATCGCCCGCACGGTGCAGTCTCCAACATTTTTTCCGCAGGGATTGGGGTTGAAATACTTATACATATTCCCGGCGGTCATCGTAGAGCAATTCGTTTGCTCTCACCAATTCAGCCAGCCCTTCTTCATCATCCTGTGCTGCGTATTTATAACAAATATCTGTGGCGCTGGATTCGCTCATTCCGCACGCCCGCAGACGGTCAATGTATTCTCTACCATTTGTAATCACGGAGAATCCCTCCCTTGCTCTGCTTTCATAGTAAGCCAAAAACCTCCATTCAAAGTGGCAGGAAAAGGGCAGAAAAGTGCGCAAAAAAGACGCGGTTCAATTTGAACCGCGTCTCTCAACGTGTAGTATAGATTTCGTCTTGCAATTTTCGGTAAGCAGAGCGCCGTAGCCGCTTTACGGTGTCCACGCTCACATGCAGCCGCTCCGCCGTTTGGAGGCAGCTCTGGCCGTGGACGTCTACCGCCAGCACCGCTGTTTCCTCATCAGGCGGAAGCCCTACCAGCCGGACGGCCTGCACCGCCCGGGCCGGGGCCATGGATGACAACAGTGCCCGGATCTCTCGGTTTGTTTTTTCCATGGGTTCCCCAGACTTGCAGAGCGCGTTCCCGCGTGGATGTTGCCATCTTCTGGCCCTCCTTTCAGATGTTTAGCCTGTCCAGTCAGAGCGTTTCTCCCGGACATCAATGTGGGTAAAGCCCTTCTTACTGTAAATGCCCACGCCGCCCCAGTCGGGCATCAGCTGGCGGGCGAAGGCCGCCACCGTCTCCGGCTTCTGGCCGCTGACGGAGATATCCGCCGCCATGCCATAGCAGTGCTGGCTATGGGCCGCGCCGTTCACTTTGGCATTGTACTGCGGTGTGCGGTACCCGCTGTGGATGACCACCGGAGCGCCGAAGTGGGTGCGGATGGTCTCCAGCACCATCACCAGCCGGGGCGCCACCAAAACAGCGTCACTGCCGTCTCCACACGCAAACTCCCGCACCTTAAAATGGGCGGAGATCTGCTTGCCCCCGGAGGCGGCTTTGCTGTAAGCGTTGATCTCTACCATGCTTACCCCCTCAGTTTGTACAGTGCCCGGACCATGTCGGCGCGGGTCACGGTCTCCCCGGCGTTGGCGTCCGTCAGCAGGCCGTGTGCCTTGCCCCATACGAGGGCTTGATCTTCCACCTTGGCCGACCGCTCCCAGAACAGCAGCAGCGTGGGCACCTTCCGGGAGCTGGTAACCTTGCCGCCGGGGAATATCCCCTGCGTGGAGCCGCCGCCGTCCAGCATGAGGGCGTCCACCACGCCCAGCCCCAGCAGCTTGTTCTGGAGCTGCTCACGGGTCAGGCTGGTCTTGTCGCACCACAGGCATACCTTGCCGTTGGGCATCCAGCCCACCGCCGTCCGGGCAGCAGGCCGGGCCACGTCGGCGGTCAGGCCCCGGTAGAGCTTGGACCCGGCCTTGAGGATGGGCACGCCGGACAAAAACGATCCGCCCCGGTCCGTCAGCATCTGCGGCTTGCCGTCACTGCCGATGGACACGCCCCAGTCCTGGTATTTGTCCCGGCTGATAATCTTGCCGTCGATCACCGTCCAGCCCACCGGCTGAAACTTCCCGTTAAACAGGTAGCCGTTGATGATGTGGGTGCAGCCGGTCTTGGCCTTGATCTGCGCTGGGGTCAGCTTGCCGGTGTTATGGTAGATCTGCGCTCTCGCGCAGTCGAAGGTATCAACCATGGACTCTCACAGCCTTCTCGGGATGGCCGTAGACGTCCCAGGTCACGTCATACACGCCCTCCGCACACTGGATGCGCAGAGTCTCACCGGCCTTCTCGGTATCGTAGCGCATGACGTCATGCAGGTGCTTCACGTCCTCCGGCTCGGTCTTAGCGGGGATAAAGCCCTCCTTCATCTCCTGTTCCGTCCAACCGGCCACGCCGCCGTCCGGGTTCAGGTGGAAGTTGGCCCCCGCCGCTTTCAGCTCGGCATTGATAGCCTCCACGGGCGCGCCCTGCTTCTTGCCCTCGTTGATGATCTCAGCAAACTTCTTCTCCATAGTATGTACTCCTTTCAAATTTACGGTTGATTATTCAACCGGTTTTAACTGTTTTTGTCCTCCGCCACCCGCTGGGTGCCGAAGTAAAACGCGATGACCGTGGTGAAAATGGTGAGAAACTCCGTCCCGGTAATGTCACCTCGCAGGGCCAGCACTGCGAACACCACCGTCAGGGCGATGGTCACCAGAGACTTCACCGCGAGAAGATTCCCCAGCCGTTTCTTAATGTTTTCCATAGTTTTACTCCTTTCTCAGCGGTAGGTCCTCCACCTCCGCCATGATCGTGTTGAGATGCCCGTTGCCCCCCAGCGCCTTGTACGCACGGTGCATCTCTCCCAAGGCTTCTTTGTCCGACAGGCTGATGGAGCCAGCCGCGATGTACGCCTGACCCAAATGCCGGACGCGATCCACCATGAGAACCTTCAAAGCCTCCACGATGGCATCGCTTTTGTCATCTTTGGCCCATTTCCGCTGTAAAATGGCAAGGATGATGGCGGTCACACCGGAGCCGGTGGCAGCAGTTAATACAATTTGTAGAATTTCCATTTCACACCCCTTAAAAAGTTGCAGTTTTTAGGGTAATTCCGACTTTGTTTCGTGCAGGTTAAAATTCAGGCCAGCGGCGCTCGCAAATTGGGCACACCTGACGGCCTTCCGGGATAATAGCTCCGCAGCACACGCAAAAGTTCATCGAATCAGCCACTTCCATTTTCCATTCTCCATTCGCCGAAGCTAAACCGTCAACTAAGTTAAGCAAGTTCAAGAATTGCCAAGATAAATTATTGTGACATTCTGAGCGCCCTTTGTATGGATTTTACCAGGTTCACAAGTTATCGTAACCGTAGAATTTGCAACCACAGGAATGACTACTTGCGCCTGTGGCAATATCATCCATATGCCAAGCTGCTCGTAATAAGTTGAGACAACAAGATATGTCCTCCAGACGCTTGGTACTTCAAATGTTTTTTCCTTAGCAGTCCCCGTGTTAGCAGCAAAATACGGAAACTTATCTGCCGGAGCAGCATAAATATTTTCTCTCGCCTGCTGTTGCTGCACGTTACTAAGATTTTGCGGCGTGTAGAGCACCGCACTGTCAGGCCCAGCCCCGATATTCTCCCGTGCCTGCGTCTGTTGTTTGGCACTGAGCGTCTGCGGTGTGTAAAGCACCGCCCCCTGCACGGCGTCCGCGCCGATGTTTGTCCGTGCCTGCGCCTTCTGCGCATCGGTGAGGTTCTGGGGCGCATCGTAGCGGACGAAGTTGCTGGAACCGCCCACGGGGCCTTCCGGGCCTTGCTTGCCCTCCGGCCCCTGCTTTCCCTCGGGGCCTTGAATACCCTGCTTGCCCTGCGGGCCTTGCAGGTTGCCGTTGGGTACCCACTTGCCGTGGACGGAATCCCAGATGTAGATGTTGTACGGAGGTTCTGTACCCACGCCGTACACGGCACCGGCCTTGGGATTGGGGACAGCTGCATTGAGGTCGGCCAGCGTGTCAAAGTAGCCAAGAATGGCGAAGCTGGAACCGGCCTCGCCGGGATCACCCTTGTCGCCCTTTTTGCCGGGAGGGCCAATGGGGCCTTTGATGGACGTGAGCGTGGTCAGCGTAAAGGCAGGCACCCAGTTGGCCGTGCCTTTGAGGTACACCTTGCCGTAGTCCGCGGAGGCCGTGCTGTTTGGAAGGATCAAAACGAACTGGCCGCGCTGGACGTCCGTACCGGTGAAGTCCTGGTTCATTTCGGCCACGCTCTTGTACTCCTTGGTGATGCCGATAGGCACACCGGCGGAGGCCAGCCGCGCGTCGATCTCCTCGCCGGAGTAGGCGGATGTGTAATAATCTTGGATCTTGGAGAAAATTTCCTCCAAGACTGCGACTCTCTGTTCAAGCGTCATTGGAATCACCTCACACGATGAAAAGTTTGTTCAAGCGGTCGAAAAATAAGCCGCCGCCCTTCTGTACCAATGGGCCGGATCGTGCTTGCCCAAATTTGCGGTAATAGAGAATGATGCAGCCATCGCCGCCGGGGCCGCCCTGTGCACCGTTGCTGCCGGTGGTGCGGACACTGCCCGGTGTGTTATTGAGCGAGCCGCTCTTGCTGCCGCCGTAATAGGTTTCACTTAGGCCCGTAGCACCGTCGCCACCACCACCGTAGCCGCCCCTGCCGCCTTTGCCATACACAGTTGGTTTCTTTGGGACCAGCGTCGCGTTGGCTCCGAGCACGGAGGCGCTGCCTGTGGCCGTTACAGTAATTGACGTTTTAGGCATTCCTTTGCTGGGTACGCTTACAAGGCTAAACGTGCCAGAGGAATTGCCGGGTGTGCCGTTTGCCCCGGCAGCAGCGCCGCTTCCGCAGTTGTACGAAACCACGCCGCCACAAAATCCATCTTCTAAGCTTCCTGTGAAACTTTGCTCGTCCCCGGCAGACAAGGAAATCGTGCCATCTTCTTCAATTCGTGTGTTTCCGCCTTTCCACACGTTGCCATCTTCGTCCACAACCGAAGTTGCTTGCAGCGGGGCAAGTCGGATCTTGCCTTCTTTTGAATCTACCGCGTCCGGGTTCATGCCAGCACCGTCACCACCGGCAATGCCCTGTTCACCTTTCTGCGCAAACACTTCTCCAGTCACTGGATCTGTGTAGCCGATCTCGGAGGTTGATCCGGTGGAGCTGTCAAGACTGCCGAAGGTGGTTTTGGTTCCGTCTGCTCCCGGCGTGCTTGGGGTGTTTGCCCAGTTGTTCGCGTCAAACGCCGCGCCAAAACCGCCAACGCCGCAGGCAAAGGAAAACTTCTGTGCGGGAGTCACGTCAAACGTTGCTTGCAAAATTTTGCCGCCGAAGCCGGGATCGCCGCCCTTGCCGCCTTTACCGCCGAAAGCCCATTTATCTGTGATATATTGTGGTATATCAAATATATTTCCGGTGATGCTCACTGTTTTTTGTGTGGCCGGATTGCCGCCATGTCCGCAGTGGCCGCCCTGCGCGCCGCCGATCAAAACTGCCGTGATTGCGGTCACATTCTCCGGCACTTGCCACTCGCCGGAGCCGGTGAGGACAACCCGCTCGTCAAAATACTCCGCAGATTCCGGCTGTGCCGGGGTGAATCCAACCAGCGCCTCCATGCTGCTTTTTAGCGTCGCACTCATAGTGGTGTCGAGGGACTGGATACACGCAGAAACCATTTTCTTGTCATACGGATGATATACGCTCACAACATGGCCCGGTTTCTCGTGCCCGCTTACAATGTCATTGGTGATAGTTTCGCGGCATCGGTAATAGTCCGCAAGACGCTTCGCCACGGCGTAGGAATTCACCAGAGATACCAGTGTGGCATCCGTAACGGACTTCACGTTTTCCGCCGCACCTGCCGTCACAGGTTGCGTGATTAAGCGGGTGTTGTGGATATACGCCTTTCCGGTCAGTGCGCCAGTTCCTGCGGAAATCTTTGCGTAGTTCGCGCCGCTTTCCAGAATGGTAAAGCCGGTTGCGGAGAGGGAGTGCATCGGCTCAGAGAATGTGATGATATCGCCATTCTGCGCCGTGCCGGAGAATAGCTCTTTTACCTCCGTTCCCGCAATGTATTGATGCTCCGTTACCGTCACAGCAGAGATGGGAGCATCGTATTTCACGGTTCCTCCGGTGTAAGAACGGTCGACATCAATTAGCGATGCTGTACCGTCCCACAAGGGTTCAATTCTCAAAAAACTGTTCAGGTCTGTGCGGAGATAGGCCCCAATGGCGAAAAGAACTTGTGCGAGGTTGTCTCGTGCAGAGCGTTCTTTCCCATCCGCATAAGGAAGCCAGCCATAAAGTTTAACTCCGGCATATACACTTTTTATCAGCGAAGGGATGTTGCCGCAGATTTCTTTTACAACCTCTTCCACGGTCTGGCCTGTGTAAATGCCGCCAGCGTGCACCATGCCGGTAAGCGCGCCCATAGGGGAACGTCCTTTCAACTGGTAAGTAACAGGCCCAATACGAGAAACGCCACTGCTCACAAATCTTGCCTTGATTTCTCCGTCCCTGTAAACAATGATTGGGGTATTATTTGGGAGTGCAGAAAGTTGTGCGCCTATTGTTGTAGTGCAAACCTCTACGCTGACCGTATCGAACGAAAGGCTGCTTTCATCCAATGCCACTTCTTGAAACGATGAGCAGTAGTCCAGCCGCATATCGTCCTTAGATGCATCCCGGTCAAATTGATAAGGGCCGATCATTACATAATCCATAAGCCCTCCTTACCGCGTGATTTGCGGTGCGATGGGGATGAAATGGATTTCAATTTCACCCCAATAATTGATTCCATTTTCAACTTTTTCAATATCGTGTGATGCGCTGGTGTAGTACGCGCGATAGGAAATAGTTGTGTTGCCGTCCGCAGCTTCAAGCAAAACAGAATCGTCAACGGAATGGGATTTGAGATAGTTCCAGAACGCATCGTAGCTTCTGTAATCGTCCCCTCTGCGGAAAACAGTCACCTTATGCCCAATGTACGTTCCCAGAACATCCCGGATCATCCGGCCTGTGTCCTTTGATCTCCCAGCGTTCTCCCCATCGAGCACGCTGAAATTTTCATTGTACTTAGAGATCGCTACATTCACATCAAACGATGTCCCGTTAATTTTGATGTAATTCATATACACCGCCTTTAGGTCACTTTAATGCCGACGCGCTGCGTCTGGTCTTTGTTCAGCTTGAAGATAATGCGGCCCAATTCCTGTTCGCCGATTTTAAGGATTGCCGTCTGATTGCCTCCACCATACTGAGCCATGCCACGGGCCACCGCTGCCTCGATAGCAGATTCAGGGGCTTCAATGTTGTTCCCCTGCTTCTGGTCACCCAGCACCGCCAAAAACTCACGGTTCGGGGGAATCACTGCGCCGGTCGCCAAACGGGGAACGGATGCGGAATTGATGGCAGGTGTGCGGACGTTACCGCCGCCTGTAAATGCATTTTTGATGCTCCCCATTGCATTAGAAGCCCAAGATTTCACGCTTTCAAACGCTGACTTCAAACCATTGAGCAACCCATCAATAATGTTTTTGCCAAGGTCTTGCCAATATTCAACGGTGAAATACTTTGCAACACTTGATTGCCACCAAGATTTGATACTTTCCCACGTTTCGCTTAATTTT